CAAGTTCGTCTTCGATGGTCTTCATCGACCGTGATCCCGTGTCAACCGACGCGTGATAGACGCGCAGGCGGCGCATCGCGTCGGCGCGGTCCGGAACCATGCCCGCGAGGTTGTGGCGTTGGGCTTGCTTGCCGCTAAATGTCTGACCTTCCATCGCCTCGGCAGGAATCGCACGGCCACGGGAAAGCACGGCGTCGTGAAACTCGGCGGCGATTTCGGCGAGGTTCGATTGAATCAACTCCCGCTGGTCGTCTGTTAGCGGAGTGCCGGGCGCACCCATCGCCTTGTATTTGCCGACTGAGAAGACCTCGACCTTGAGGCCCGCCTTGTCGAGGGCGGCGGTGTTGTCGATCACGGCTTGCACCACGCCGATGGATCCGACCTGGGCGGATGGCGTGGCGTAGATGGCGCGGGCCTGGCTGGCGATCCAATAGGCCGCCGAACACATGAGGCCGGACGAGAATGCATAGACTGGCTTGCTTCCATTGAGTGCCTTCACCGCCGCAGCGAGTTCCGGCGTGCCGGCCACGGTGCCGCCGGGCGAGTCGATGTTAAGAAACACCGCTTTGATGTCGTCGCGCTCCCCCGCCTCACGTAAAGCCTCGCCGATGTCTTCGGAACTGGTGGCACCAAAAAAGATTCGGGCAAAGAGGTCGGGCTTGCGCAGGATCGGCCCTTCGATGGCGACCACACCGATGCCGTCCTCGATGGTGAGCAGCGGGCTTTCGGATGCCTGCTTCGGGAGGAATCCGCCGCGATCCACCAGTCCCCGCAACGATGCGGCCATGGATTGCAGCGCTTCAGGTTGGATCAGCCACTCGCGATGTTGAATTACCGGGTTCACGCCCGGATGGCGGTGTCAACGACCAGGCGGTGGCTCTTCCGGCTCGGGCAGAGTGACAGGCATGCCATTCGGTTTCCAGAGCATGTCCACCGGCACTCCGTATTTCGCCGCTGTATCCAGGATGAGCTTGGCATCGCTGGCGCGGCGTTCGATTTCCTCGCCAAAGTCGGCACCCTGTTCGTTAAAATGATCCGACAGGGTTTTCAGGCCCATTTCCACGTCGGCACGGTTTTGTTGCGCCTCGCGTCCGGCGTCCACAGTCACGCGCTTGGGAGGAACGGAGCTGATCTTCCACCAGCCTGCCACCGGTGGCAGGAATCCGCGGGCAATGGCATCGCCGATCACATAGGCCCAGATCGGTTTGATGAGTCGGCTTTCGAGAATCATCTGGCGGAACGAGAAGCGGCGATCCGCCTTGGCGACAATCAATCTAACACCCGCGCCACCGACCTTGCTGGAATCCGCTGCAAACTCGAAGGGAATCATACCGAGCGCGGAGTCACGCCGCAGATGTTCCAGGAAACCGGTGAAGGTCGGTGATGGCCGATTGGACTGGAAGCTGTCGAGAGACTCGTCGGGTTTGAGTGCCACCAGTTTGCCGCCGACGATGCGTTGCAACGAAACCGGGTCGCTGGAATCACTGCCGGCCGCGCCACCGACCACGAAGTCACCGTTGTCGTCGATCTCACCACGAGCCGTCTTGAGGATGCGAGACACGTCGGCATTGTCCTTCACTGCGTGCTTTTCGAGAGCTAGCAATTCCATTTCATCGAGCACATGATTGATCGAATGCTGGATCGTCGGGTGAGAGCGGACACCGCCGGCCCACTCGGGTTCGTGGATATGGAGAACCGACGCGGCTGGTAAATCACGGTGTTTGCTGTTGTCTTCCAACGTCCGATAAAAAACCGGTGCGCCCCACGCATCGAGGCCGACTCCGTCGATGGTTTCCTGTGAACCGAACTGGTCGCCTACGCGGTGGGATTCGATCAACTGGATGCGTGGTTCGCCTTGGGTGTCGCGGGTCTTGTGGATGAAATACTCGCCGTCGATGTCCATGCCGCGACAAACCAGGGCCTGGCATTCCTCGAAAGAAAACCGCCGCGTAACTTCACAGCGAGGCGACCACATCGCGAAATAGGCTTCTGCGGTACGGTTCCACTGAGGATCGGGTGATTGCGCCTGGACGCGGATGCCGTCGCCAGTCGAATAGATCGCCATGTTGGCGACAAGCTCCCGCACGAAACCGCTGTTCTTGTGCATGTATCGCGACTTGCGAACCAACTCCGTGCGGACGCCCGGCGTGAGTTCGTTGCGGGCGTCGGTTGGTGACGCGCCCGGCACACTCCCGCGACGAGGAGACCAGTTTACCGATTCGTATGGTGAGCCCCATGCCTTCGGCACGAAAATAGGTGGCAAGAGCAGGTGCGCGATGTGCTTGAGGCGGTTCATTTCGGGAGATAGCCGGAGATGAAGGAAGCAGCGGCGATACGGGGTTTGCCGTAGGTGGCAGGATCAAGCACGCGGAGCGCATGGCCGCATTCCTCAAGCACCTGATCGACCGGCATGGTGAACTGCTTCGATGCCGAGCTGCCCGCCTCGTTCCAGGTCATGAGGGTTTTGCCCTCGATCAGAAATTCCTTCGCCCGCTGCTGGATCGCGAGCACTTCGGAAATCGTGAAGCCGGTGATGAAGAGTCCGCGGGCCATGGATCAGTTGCCTTTCCAAGTGGCGTTGCGTCCCCGCGTGTCGATGTGGACGAAACCGGACGATGGATAGAGGCCGAGGCCGCCGATGAACTTGCCCGCCTTGCGCCATTCAAGCAGGCGGTCATAGACTCGCTGCGGGCTGATGCCGTCGAAAGCGATGTCGAGAGCCGTAAACTCAAGATGCTGACTGAGCGGGGCACCACCGACCGTCTTGTTGTAAGCCGGGGCACGATAGGAACTCAGGATGCGACACGGCTTGCCGAATGATTCGCGAAGCTCGTCCACGATGCGAAGTGTCGGAACGATGTTCTTCCACAACCGCCTCGGTGGCGGGCCGTTCTTCACGCCGTTTCGCTCGCGGGCGAAGTAGCTGGTGAACTCGCCCGCGCCGAAGTGGCGGAACTTCTGAGCGGCGAACCATTCATTGAACGAGTTCATGGCTTACTTGGCGGTGAGGGGTTCCACGACGATTTCGACGCGACCGTCCGGATGAACCCGGATGCGTCCGTCCTTGCTGATGAATTCACCAGTGACCGCAGGGGGCGTGGCGCACGAGGCGAGGAACGGAACGGTCAGCACCGCCATGGCGAAGCAGAACAGCCCGACCTTGAACGATTTGTTGGGCTTGCCGTCGTCGAAGAGGTCGCCAAGAACGACAACCAGTTCCTTCAATGCCAGCGCGGCGGGACCAGCGATGAGCAGGTATTGCGCCTTGTCCGCGTCGAGCAGGTTGGCGATGCCCGAGAGGTCAATCGCGGCCATTGTGGTGAGACCGGAACCAAGGAAGGTGAGGAAGCGGAGGATAGTGACGGTTTTCATAACTCCCCGTCCGGGGTGTCAACCGGGGCAGCAGCGATGGACTCCCGTCCGACGATCTTGAGCATGGTCGCGGCAGCGGCTTGTTCCGCCTCGCAGTCGAAGTAGTGGTTCGGTCGCGAGCCGATTTGCTTCCACATCCATTGGCCCTTTTCCTTGATGCGTTGCTCGCTTTCCAGTTGGGCGAGATAGTCGTCGTCGATGTCGTCGGGCACTTCCCATGTTGGCCCCTGAGCCGGATCCTGATTGCGACGCAGACGGGCGAGAGTGTCCTTGATGTTGAGGTTGCTCCAATAGTGAACGTGGCAGTGTTGGCGATGCGACAACACCACCTTTCGCCTGGGTGAGTAGAACCGCTGAACGGTTTTGCCGTCGCGTCCCTTGTGCGGATAGACCGGGCGGCGGTCGCCGATCAATGCCACCCATCCCCGCTTGGCGCACTCTCGATAGACGTCGTAGGTCGCATAGCCGGCGTCGAGAAACACGAGACTTGGATGCACTTCGAACCGCTCCTGCAACACGTCGATGTCGGTGAATGTCAGGATGCGCTCATTCCACATGAGGCGGCTCGATCCCTCCGCCGACCACGAGCGGACCACGACGAACAGGTGATCCATCTGGCAGTCCACCGTGATGAAACGCAGCGGAATGAGGCCGGCGCGCTCGGGCAGCGGCGCGGCGAGGATTTTGCCGGTCTTCGGATCAATCGCGCCTTCCTCTTCCCACGTCTCGCCCCGCTTGTAGCCGGATTTGACGATTTCGAGTTTGTAATCCTCGACGTATTCCCGCCACGGCAAACCGAGGCGCTTCTGATAGAACTGTTGCAGCAACGATACGTCACCTTTCCGCGCCGCCGCCTTCGCCCGCAAGTAGAGTTCCGCCAACTGACCCCAGCTCATCGCGCACAGGGCGTTCCAGTGAAAGCCGACGTTTTCTTTCGATGCCTTTGGATTCTTGGCGACGAAGGCACCGGTGGCGTTGAGTTCGCGCCGGGTGCGCTCGCCATCGTTGAAGTAGTGGTTGCACGATTCGCAGCGCATCGCGGCGGTGCGCCGGACTTCATCGAAATCCCATTCGCCTGATTCATCGCGGGCCGACTTGCTCCACTCCACGCACTCCCACTTGAACGGCTGACGGTGATGGCACTCCGGACAGGCGAACGTCCATTCGCGCTGGTCGGTCATCTCGAATTTGCGGTGGGTGTCGTCTTCTTCCTCGCCGCCCTGACTCATGAAGATGCACTTGCCGAGCCAGCCGAAGGCAGTGACGCGGGCCTCCGCTTCCGCCATGTGCCCCTGTGGCCAGCGCCAGGTTTCATCACCGATCAACCAGCGGATCGAACGGCGCTGGAGGTTGGTCTTGTTGTGCGCCCCGAGAATCCAGAGCGTCATGCCGTTGGTAAACTGGATCGCGTTATTCTTGCGCTTGTGGCGGTGAACGCCGGTGGGCATGAGCCGTGCGACCGGCTCGCACTGGTCGAAGAGCTTCTGCAGGCGCGACTCGGAATAATCGCGGGCATCCTCGTCAGTTTGGTCGAGCCAAAGTGCGGGTCCCGGCAGGTTCGAAATGATGTAGCAGAGCGTCAGCTCGGGAGCGGTGGTCTTCGATGACTGAACGGACGCGATGATCGAGACCAGGCGAATGCGCGGATCGACCAATGATTCCATGACCTCGCGAATCCATGGCGAGTTTTCCGACCGGAAGCGTCCGGGATTGGGCGAATAGGGAATGGCCTCGATGTGATCCTCACACCATTCCCAAGCAGGGCGACGGTCCGGCGGTTGCCACGCCTCGCGCCAGATTTCTTTAAGGACACTCATGCCCTTGCCGCCAACGTCAACACCCCATCAGCCTTCATGGAGGCAGCGCAGGACTTCATCAATCGCACGGCGGCATTCCCGCTGGATGCCGGTGGCGTCGAGTCCTGATAGGACTGGCGGGAGTTCGTTTTCAAATTTCGCCCGCAGGATGGATGTCGCCTGGGCAACCAGACCGATCCACTCCTCGCGGACTTTGGTGAGCGCGACGTATTCACCCTTCTTCACTGCGATGCGCAGCTCACGTTCCTCCACTTCGGCCAATAGTTTGCGGGCTTTGAGCGCCTCCTCGTTGCCGACAGGCACGCGTCCGGCATTCAATCCGCGCATCCTGACGAACTCGCGCCAATCGGCCACCGGCCAGAGTCCGTTAGATAAAGCCTTGGGCGCGCCGTCTATCTTCTGCCAAGTCGAAAGCGTGCGGCGGGAAACGCCAAGTACGGCAGCGAGTTCCACGAGTGTCTTGGTGTAGGCCAGCGTTTCCGCAATGCCCGCCGCCCGGGATTCGATGCGTGTGCGTTCGGCAACCGTGAGCGGCTTTCCAGCGGCGACCTTCTTGACGATGTTCTGGAAATCGGCATCGAGGATCTTCTCGGCGATGTCCGGGGCGAGAGTTTGCCGCGCTTCGTCGTGAGATCGTGGATTGCTCATGGCTTCACCGCCACCCATCCGGCGAAGTTCAGATGCCGCCAGAAGCAATCGACCGATGTGAAACCTTCCTGATGGAGAAGTTCCTCGTTCCAGCGTGCGGTGACGGGAACCAGCACGCCTTCGAGTGACATCCGCTTGCGGTCGATCTGGCTCTCGGAATATCCGTTCTCCCGCTTGATGTTGAGGAAGAGATTCACGAACGCCTCATCGAGTTTCGCCGTGGCACCGAGAACCTTCTCTACCAGGATGAAAGCTCCACCGGGAGCCAGTGACTCGAACACCCGTCGCACGATCTGCTGACGGTATTCGATGGGGGTGAATTGCAGGGTGAGCACCGAGAGCACAAGGCTGGAGGTCACACCGGGAAACTCGTGGCGCAGGTCGGCAGACTGGATGCTGACGCGATTGCCGTGAGGGTGGTAGGTGAAGTTCTGACGCGCCGCCTCGATCATCGGATCGCTGATTTCCAGGCCGATGTAATCGTTGGCCGCGCCAAAGTTTGAGACGAACGGCAGCAGCGCCTGGCCGCGGGAGCATCCCATGTCGATGATGGCGGTGCCGGGTTGCACGAATCGCCGGCCAACTTCGAAGGTCACCATCCGCATCGCGTTGTATTGCGGGATGCTCCGCTGGAGCATGTCGTCGAACACTGCGGTCACTTCCTGATCGAACTGCCAGGCTCCGCGTGGAATCACCTCGTCACGTTGGGCTTCACTCATGCCCGCGTGGCGGATGTCAACGCGGCAGGCGTTTGACGATCCGCGTTCCTTCTGTCAGGCAGGTGCCTTCCGCCGTCACCCATAAGCAGGGAATGGAGAACTTCGCATACATCTCGCGGGTCCGAGGATTGCTCTCAATCGCGAGGTAGCTGGCGTCATCGCCGTGAATCGGGAACACGTCCTTTTTCAGCAGATGTTCTTTGATTGCCGGTGGATTCCACCAACCCTTCGGTGCGAAGCACGCATCCTGAGGTCGCCAGCCGGTTTGCTCCTCAATGTGGTCGAGCGTTTTGAGCGTCCAGGTTTCCGGGCGGGCGGTGATGAGAACGACTGTGTGCGGTCTTACGAGTTCCACCAGCCATTGCCGGTATTGCTCGTTGGCGAGCCGCTTCTCCATGCGCTCGGGCGTGGTGCCGCGTGCCGGATTGT